TTTACATGGATTTCCACACCCATATAACGAACATATGGAAAGAGCTGTACAAAATCTAGAATGGAATAAACCTAGAGAATTACCACCTTGGGCAAAAGAAATCTTTTCAAAAGATATGATTGCTGTTGGTAATATTAACACTGATGAAGAGCTTACACAGTTTATTCAAGTAACATCTCATCTAGTGGAACACTACCTAGAAAATTTAGAGAGCAACGCATTCCCAACACAAAGAGATATTGTTCCTCATCTAAATAAGTACTGCCAAAATCAAAAACTCAACCCACATTTGCATCGTTCAATACTTGCAATGGGAATAACCGAGGAAGATAAAGATCGTTACGTAAACGATGTACTGTTCGTAGAACAATAAATCAAGGCATATACAACATGAAAATACGTAAAATAAATCCTATTTTACCAACAAAACCGTTGACAGTTAACGGTTGTTGTGATATAATTATTATAACAAGTAAGAAAACAACTGTTACATTTGATAATCATAAATTTGTTGTCTCAATTACCTACTGCTCTACATGCGGTAGTATTAAAGCAACATCTCACATTAAGGAGCACCCTAATGCCAAAAGTAAACGAATTTCTCGGTGAAAAATCTGGCCAGACTTTAAAGGCAGAAATTCACACAGAAGGTACTGAACATACTATTCAATATTATGTAAATAATAACTTACAAAAAATGGAAACATTTCATGGTAAAAGTATTTTTTACGTAGAAGATGCAGCAACTAATTGGATTGCTGGCATCAAGGTGTTAAACGGCTGATGATTGAATTAAACTCACCGGCCCAAGTCCTGGCACCAAGAACTCCCGAAAAAGTACATCACGAGATCTCAAGTATGTTAGCTAAAGGCGCAACATATATTGATGCTCTTGTAGAGTATGCACGGGTTAATAATTTAGAAATTGAAACAGTTGCAGATATTGTAAAGAAGTCTTCTATCCTAAAGCAAAAGGTAAAGACTGAAGCTGTTAATTTGAGATTGGTACAATCAGATGATCAAGACATCACTAAGTTATGCGAATGAGGACTCTTATACTTGGTATGTAAAATACCTTGCTATGAAGAAACATTTCTCAGACGCAAAATACGATTATCACAAATATAATGGAAAGATAAGAGCGTCGTACGACAAGTTTAGAACACGTAACGACGCCTATTTTTTCGCAAAACTTGCTGATAAGGAAAATCCAGAAAAGCTATTGCTATCTAATTTGATAGTTAATCCAAATGCATGGATACGCCAAATCCTAGAAGGTGAAGGCGAAGATCGATATGTAGCTTGGCAGCGTAAGATGGACTCTTTAACACGAGTTTTCAAACAAGATCTAAAACAATTAGATGAGAATTATCAAGCCAATTTTACTTCTGTAGATGGGCAGCATCCATTGCTGATTACATTATACTTACAGAAAAAGATTGAACTTGAGACTATTACTATCCTTGCAACTATGTCAAATATTTTTCCCTATTGGGATGAAAAAGTAGTTGACAAAATCATTGCAGGTGATATAATAAAGCTTATAAGGAAGTATAAACCTTTCTTAGAAATTGATGAAAAAAAGTTTAAGAATGTTATTCGAGAACAGTTTTTCTGATATAAATAGATGGCAGGGCAAACACCTGCACATACATCGCAATATAACAATCGCTATATACAGCAAAATTAGGAGATACAAAATATGTCATTTGATGCATTAAAAAAGAACCGTTCATCATCACTCAATAAGTTGAACGCACAGCTCGAGAAAATTTCTACAAAGAGCTATTCAGATCCCAACGAAGGTAAAATGTGGAAGCCAACCCGCGATAAAGCAGGTAACGGTTTTGCAATCATTCGTTTCTTACCAGCTCCAGGCGGTGAAGAGATGCCATTCGTTCGTATCTGGGACCACGGTTTCCAAGGACCAACAGGTCTATGGTACATTGAGAACTCACTCACAACAATTAACCAAGATGATCCAGTATCAGAGTACAACTCTAAACTGTGGAATACTGGTTTAGACTCAGACAAAGAAGTTGCACGTAAGCAAAAGCGACGTCTGAAGTATGTTGCAAACATCTTAGTTGTAAAAGACTCAGGAAACCCCGATAATGACGGTAAAGTATTTCTATACCAATTCGGTAAGAAAATCTTCGACAAACTAAACGATCTAATGAACCCACAGTTTGAAGATGAAACACCAGTTAACCCATTTGATCTATGGGAAGGCGCAAACTTTCGTTTGAAAATCCGTAAGTTTGAAGGTTACCCAAACTATGACAAATCAGAGTTTGACGGTCCATCACCACTATCTGAAAATGATGATGAGTTGGAACGCGTATATAACTCTGAGCACTCTCTACAAGAGTTGATCGAACCAAAGAACTTTAAATCATATGCAGAGTTGAAAACAAAACTCTATCGTGTACTTGCTCTTGATGAACAAGCATCCACACCAACAACTGCAGAGAATGATGATTTGGATCTATCTAATATGGGTAACACTCAGTCAGCAGCACCGGCACCAAGTATGCCATCAGCAGCAGCTGAGCCAGCGTCAAGTCTATCTATGGATGACGATGATGATGATCTATCAATTTTCAAGGAGCTAGCGAATGGCTAATAAAGTCTATGAAGAAGTTCTAGACTTTGACTTTGGTTTCAGCTTTATCGATGAAGAACTTCAAGAGAAAGAAGCTGAAGCTAAAGAAACTATTCAACAGGTTAGTAACGAAAAGCAAACTTTGGAGGACCAGCTAACGGACTCCAAAGTTAAAGCTGATGACCTTGAATATAGACTAGAACTGTTATACAAAGCAGTTACTCCATTCTTAGATAATTTATGTAAGAATGCTGATAAATCAACAATCTATTGGCCTGATCGAGTGAATAAGATCGAGGCCTATAAAGGAAAATTATTGTCAATTGTAGAGGGAAATTAGCATGAGTTTATTAGACAAACTTGTAAAGAACAGTACCATTAAACTTACTGCTCCTATTGAAGAGTCAAAGGTTTTCGGTAAAAAAGAGATGGCTCCAACGTCCGTTCCAATGGTGAACGTGGCTTTGTCGGGTCGTATAGATGGCGGTGTCAGTCCAGGCCTCCTTGTCCTAGCTGGTCCATCGAAACACTTTAAATCAGCATTTGCACTACTTATGGCAGCTGCTTTTTTAAAGAAACATAAAGACGCAGCTCTTTTGTTTTACGATTCAGAGTTTGGTACACCCCAAGCCTATTTCGAATCCTTTGGCATTGATATGGGTCGTGTAGTTCATACACCGATTACAGATGTTGAAGAACTTAAGTTTGATATTGCACAGCAATTGGATAATATCGACAAAGGTGACAAGGTCATGATTATCATCGATTCAGTTGGTAACTTGGCTTCTAAGAAAGAAACACAAGACGCACTTGATGGTAAATCAGTTGCAGACATGTCTCGTGCAAAAGCTCTTAAATCTTTGTTTCGTATTGTTACACCGCATCTCAATCTTAAAGACATCCCACTTATTGCAGTCAATCACACTTATAAAGAGATTGGTCTGTTCCCGAAAGATGTTGTATCTGGTGGTACAGGTATCTACTATTCAGCAGATGCTATTTGGATCATTGGCCGACGTCAAGAAAAGGTTGGTACAGAAATTACAGGCTATCACTTTGTTATTAACATTGAGAAATCTCGCCATGTAAAAGAGAAATCTAAAATTCCAATCTCAGTATCTTGGGAAGGTGGCATTGTTAAGTGGTCTGGTTTAATGGAAGTTGCCGAAGCTGGTGGCTATCTAAACAAACCAAAAGTTGGTTGGTACGAAGCTCTCAATCCTGAGACAGGTGAAGTACTATCCGAAAAACTAATGCGAGCAAAAGAAATCGTTGATAACTCTGAATTCTGGCTTAATCTAATGGAGAAGACAGATTTTGCTAAGCACATCAGAGACGGATTTACAATCGGTGCATCCGGTAGTATTATGCGTGAGGAGACTGATGCAGTCATTGACGACGAAGATGAGGCATTAGCCAGTTAAAAGGTTGACATTCTACATTATGTATGTTAATATAATAACAATACTTGAACGTGCCGGCAGGTTAATCTCTGCCGGTACTCAACCTAACAACTGGACACCTCAATGATTGAAACAACTGTACTATCAAATTTAATTTTCAATGAAGATTATTTTCGTAAAGTATTCCCTTATGTTAAGAAGGATTACTTCGAAGATAATAATTCAAAGAAAATATTCGAAGCATACTCTGAGTATGTAGAAGAATATCGAGAGCCTCCTTCAGTAGAGGTTCTTAAACTTGTTATGGACAAACGTAAGGATCTAAATGAAGATGCTTATAAGAATGTTATGGCAAGTCTCGACCAATTAAAAACAGACGACAAGACAGATCAAGAATGGCTTGTCAAAGAAACAGAGAAATTCTGTCAAGATCGTGATTTATATAATGCAATTCGTAAAGCTATCCTAGTTGTTGATGGCGCTGAAACTGAGATGGGTAAAGATGCTTTGCCTGCTTTGTTACAAGACTCATTAGCAATTAGCTTTGATACAAGTGTTGGCCACGATTATCTAGAAGATTATGAAAGCCGATATGATTTCTATCATCGTAAAGAAGAACGTATTCCTTTTGATATTGAAATTCTAAACAAGATTACTAAAGGTGGTTTACCTCGTAAATCAATGACTGTATTACTCGCTACCACAGGTGGTGGTAAGTCTCTTGTCAAATGTCACATGGCTGCAAACGCTATGTTGGCTGGTAAGAATGTTCTATATGTTACTATGGAAATGGCAGAAGAACGTATCTCAGAACGTATCGATGCAAACATGCTCGATGTTACTATTGATGAAGTATCAGAAATGCCACGTGATGTTTATGCAAAACGTATGGAAAGAGTTAAAGGTAAATCTACCGGCAAGCTTGTTGTAAAAGAATACCCAACAGGTTCTGCACACGTAGGTCACTTCAGACATCTACTTACCGAGCTTAGAATGAAAAAGAACTTTAAGCCAGATATGATTATGATCGATTATCTAAATATCTGTGCATCAGCTCGAGTAAAAGGTGCAGCTGCAGCTAACTCATATACTTTAGTAAAATCAATTGCAGAGGAGGTACGTGGTCTTGCAATGGAATACAATTGTGCTGTGGTTACTAGTTCTCAGTTCAATCGCGATGGTTATGGTAACTCTGACGTGGATCTCACTAATACTTCTGAATCTATGGGAATTACCCACACTGCCGATTGTATACTTGGGTTAATTACAACTGAAGAACTTGACAACTTAGGTCAACTAATGCTTAAGCAACTTAAAAATCGCTGGGGTGACTTGAGTTACTTCCGTCGGTTTGTCGTCGGTATTGATCGTTCTAAAATGCAACTATATCAACTCGAAGATAATGCTCAGAATGGTATTGGTCAAGGCCAAAGTGCAGCCAATACAGCTCCACGTCCTTCAATATCTCTAGATGATAATGTATTTGATAAAGGTGCATTTGGTGGCGGTGGTGGTAAGAAGTCATTGTTTTCTGCTGGTGGTATCTCTTAATTATAAATATAAGAAAAACCAATGAGTAGTTATAACAATGCTTTCTTTCAAAGGATATATCACAGAAATGGCACAACAAGGTTTTGTCTATGAAGTAAACGCAGCCAAAGCCTTAAAAGTCCATGATATTGTTCCAAAAGGATTTACACCAGCAGGTGCAGGTTCTGACATACCAGACTTAATGATTAAGCTTCCAGGACCAGGCCAAAGGCCAGTTGGTTGTGAACTAAAGATTTCAGCTGCTTCAGCTGGGTCTTTGGTTATGAAGTGGAATGCAAAAACTGGTTGGACTATCGGTGATCCTAACTCAAACGACGACGAAAAGTTATTCATACAAGACCTTGCTAAAGAGGTTGGTGTACTTGATCTTATTAAGAATAAATGGAAAAGTGTTCCATATAAGTACATGGATGCTAAGCAAAAGATGCTTCCACAAAATGATTTGCAAGGTATGGATAAGCGACAAATATATAAATCTGAGTTAAATCGTTTCCCTGAAATTAAAGGAACGATTGCTGCTGCTAAGATTGAACAGTATTACAATGTTAAGAAAACATATTATGTTAATGTTGGTACAGCTGGTTTCTATCTCTTAGGTAAAAAGAATCCATTAGGATTTGCAGGCCTACCTTCATTTGGCGATAAAGCAAAAGCTCAATATAGAGCTCGTGTTCAAGCTAAAGGTGGTGGTAATTATCAATTTACTTTTGAGATGGGTTTCTCTATTCCAAGAGGAAACTTCTCTCCTTATAATATTGCTCCAACCGCTGGTAAAGGTGTTACAATTAAAACAGACCTAATGCCTAAAACTCTAAAAGATTTATTCGGGATTGAATCATGATTGGCTTTAAAGACTTTTTAGCAGAAGCTAAGAATACACACATGGAACATCTAGAAGACAACATTTTAAATAATGGTGTAGATGGTACTCGCGATTCAATTAACTTCCTTAGAGCATTACGAGATATGCTTGCAGGTGGAAGTAAATCTAAAATAAACGTTACAGTTAAATGGGACGGTGCACCAGCAATCTTTGCAGGTACTGATCCAAACGACGGTAAATTCTTTGTTGCTAAAAAAGGTATCTTTAATAAGAACCCTAAAGTATACAAAACAAACGCAGATGTTGACGCCGACACAAAAGGCGATTTGAATACAAAATTAAAACTAGCTTTGGCTGAGTTTCCTAAACTTGGTATCAAAGGAATAGTACAAGGTGATTTTTTATATGCTAAGTCTGATCTCAAAGAAATTGACATTGAGGGCGAACCTCATATTACTTTCCATCCTAATACGATTGTTTACGCAGTACCTAAGAATTCTACCCTCGGTAAGGAAATACAACGATCCAAGGTCGGAGTGGTCTGGCATACTTCATACAGAGGAAGCGACTTTGAAAAGATGTCTGCTTCTTTTGGAGAGGAGATTGCATCTGGCCTCCAGAAAGTAAAAGGTATTTGGTCAGTAGATGCTGTATATAAGGATCTATCAGGAACTGCAAACCTAACTAAAAAAGAAACAGAACAAGTAACTAAGATCTTATCAGCTGCTGGTAAGAAGTTTAACACTATCAAAAAAGAAACTCTGAATGGTATATCTAATAACCCAGATACTCTAATGAGAGT